CGCAGGTCCCCGCCGGAATAGGCCAGCATTGTGTACCGTCGCGGACGAGGCTTTCCGTCCGCGTTCGTCGCGGCCGCCTCGATAGTCAACGCACCGTCGAACGAAATCACGTCCGCGTTGACCGCTGATGCAGCCAAAATCATCTTTGCACGGTGACGGCGTTCGCTCTGCTTGCTCATGTCGCTGCCTTGGCCTTTCCGTTCCCGTTGCTCATGCGGTTGGCAATGCGATTGGCACCGTTTGGCTTGGCCGGAGTCGATGGTTCGCTTTGTTGCCCGGGCGCACCGCCCGACTGCTGAAAGTTGGCCTGAAACATCTTGGCCTTAATCTCGTCCACGCTGACGCCGTAGTCGTTAGCCAGCGCCGCCACGCGGTCCTCAAAATCCATGCCATCCTCCGCGGCAAACTCGCTGGGGGCAGCATCGCCGCACGATAGCCGCGTCTTGCGGGATTCGGAGATTTTTGTGGGGTCGCTGTGCGGCTTGCCCATCCAGTCCCAGGCATGCTTCGGAATCGGCAGGGCATCGACTGCCCAGCCGTAGACTCCGACCGCTTCCTCGAACCAAAGAGCAAATACCTTGTCGAGAACGGCCTGCTCGCAGTCTTGTCGCTCCACGTCGATGGAAACAAAATAAGTTTGATGATCGAGTTGACCACCGCTATAGCTGTAGTCGCTCGAATCGCAGGCCGCGATGTTGTAGGGCATGTTCAACGGCCGCGCCTCTTCGACGACCATCGAACGGATGAAACCCTCGTAGCTCGTCGTCGGTTGTTCGGCCTTCATTTGCGACGACTTGGACCCGGCCGGCAGAATGGTCAGCATTCGCTTTTCGATCGGCAGCGTGGTAAACGCAGCCACCTCGTCGGGGCCTTCCGCTGGCAACCCCATCTCAACCATCGTTGCGTTGTCTGCCGCCGTCTCAGCGGCCGCCAGAACCGCCTCTTGATAGCGGCGGCCGGTCGCAAAGCGATTGAGGGTCGGCGTCAACTCGGGTATGCCGCGATGCTGGCCGGACCGTTCGTCACCGCCAAACCAATGACAAACAAACTTGGCGGGGAACGTGTCAAACTCCCGCCTTACTGCGCCGGCCCAGTACCAGTTGGCCCCTGGGTGCCGACGCAGAACGTCGTAGGAAACCGGATTGCCAAACTCATCGAAGCGGATGCCGTCGATGTAGTTCTCGTCATCCGCCGACATGATCGGAGCCGATACCTGGTCGCACTCAATCAAACAAATATCGAGTTTCACCGGGTCGGTTGCGTTCGGATTGGCGGCCACCAAACAGAACGCTTCGCCGTCGCCGACCTTGGCTCGGCACATCGTCCGCAGCTTGCGAGCGAACCCCACCGCCTTTGCCCAGCGAACAAACGCCGCCTCGACCATCGAATTGAAACCAGGCGAATTGGTTTGCAACCGCAGCTTCGGCCCGGTGCCTACAACGTAATTTCCCTGCGTGCAGAGAATGCCGCTGTAATAGCCGTTGTTGCCACGCTCATAGCGTGATCGCTTGCGGAGTTTCGTGCGGACGGCAAGCGAATTAGAGGCGTCGGCGTCAAGAGCATCGGAAGCAGACCAGATGTTTTTGGTCTCATTGGAGTCCTGTGCCGCGTCGTACCGGGCGCGGATGGGACGGGCCTGCGGATCGGCGGCCGACCGGGGCGACACAGGGACCGACTCGAAACAACCGGCGACGACCTGCGTATAAAAGCTCATCCGCAGCCTCCGGGAGTAAGAGTGCGGAAGGTGAGGCCAAGATGGTTCTTGCTGGCAGCCGCCTTAGATGCAACGTACTGGTCGGCCTTGATCCGGTCATCAATCGACATGGCCGTAACGCTGGTGCCATCCACGGACACAGACTGCACACCGTCAATGGCGTCTCGTTCGATTCGGTCTGCAATAGTCTCGGCGGCCATAAGTGGCGGGGATGGGCTTCGATCCCACGTCTCCAGCGTATGAGGCTGGCGAGATTCCGGACTTCTCTACCCCGCGTCAGCAGACGAGCGCAAAGAAAAAGAGCACCGCGGTGTCGTGGCACCACGATGCTCTTGTGTCTTGCGCTGGTTTCGCCGCCGGGGATCAGCCGGCCGCGTCGTCCGCTATTGATAGCCTACACATTGCCGTGTTGTACGCAACAACGAAGTTAGGCGAATTGCTAAATCTGCGAAGATTGGGAACTTATCGGCGACATGTTCTGCCCGCACCGTGAGCAAATACCTTTGGATGTCTTGCCGCAACAGCAGACCGGATCGGGTTGTTCGGGAGGCACCTTCGATTGGAACTCTCCGCACCAATCATCCCCCATGACGATTGGCCATGTTCCTTGCGGTGCATTGCGGCGGCACTCGCCTTGTGCCTCGCATCCTTCGATAAGTTCCGCACTCGTTACGCTGAACTCACCGTACCTGCATTCATCACATCGCATCAGTCACCTTTCTTTCAATCTGGTATTGGTTCGGGTACTGTTTCGCTCCTCGCAAAGCCACACTCGAAACACTGACGCAACCGTCGCTTGACGCCGTTCACCAGGCGGTAACTGTTGGTGGCGTAGAATCGAATGTGGCCGCACTCGGGACAGATCGTCAGCTTGCCGTTGCCTCCGGCCTCCGCTCTCGCCTGTTCGGCAGTCGGTCGTTCGTCTTGTTTCACGCCCGCCTCCTTGCCGCTGCCGCCATTTCGCCCGCCGTCATCCGTTGTTTCTTTTCCCGCCGCTCCAGCCCTGGTATCTGACAGCCGAGCATCGACGCACCGACCGCCGAGCCGACAAGGCAATCCCAATAGTGGTTGTCGCTATGGGGCATGAGCCATTCCCAAACCGCCTTGCTCCGCACGTTGCCGATGTCACGCTTGGCCGTCATTTCCACCGGGGCCTCGGATACGCTGTGGTCGGCAAAGAGGGTGTGCTCGCGTGGGTCCAGTCCGAACAGGTCGATGCCACCAGGCGTGCCGAGCGGGAGGGCAAGCCGCCCGGCCACGAAACTTTTCATTGTGTTGGTGTCGATCGTTACCCAGCGGTCGCCGTCGCCAGCGGGCTTGCCGATCCGCCAGCCGTAGCCGGTCCGTGCTCCCACCTCTGCGTTGTATTCGGCAAACTCCTTCTGTGCCGGGCCGATGCCGCGTCCCATCGCCGCCATTAGTCGCGTGCCGGACTGCGGATGACGCCGGCAGAACTTCTTGACCAGTTCAGTTTTCTCGCCCCACTTGGCGTCGATCAGGAGTTGGCCAACGTGCATCGTTGCACCATCCTCCCGCGTGAACGCCATGCCGAGCACCGTATCAGTCAGCCGGGTAAGACCGGCCTGAATGAACGCATCCTCAGCAGTGCCGGGCATCATCGCTTCCATCGTTGCTGGGGCCGACGCCTGGGCAAAATAGCCGAGCGGCTGACGCGGGTACGTGCCATAGTCGATCACGCTGCCGGTGAAATCCTTCGACCATGCCGTCACAACGTAGTACAACAGCCGCAGGTGAACGTCGATGTAGGCACTCACAAAGTCGGCCGACTTGGGAACAACGCCACGGGCGAGGCTGTTTGTCTTGGAAGCCACCAAGGCGGCCGTCAGCTTGGAAGAGGCAATGCGTTCGTCAAGCGGCTCATTCTGATACTCCGATGCGAACACCTCCGGGCCGTCGTCAATCAGCACGTTGTAAGCGTGCTGGATGGCCGACAGTTCGATGGGCCGGTTGTACCGCTCCGACCATGACACTTCACAGCCAGCGTCCGCCACGTCACGCCGGGAGGCGTACAACGCTGTTGCCTCACGATACGCTCGCTGTTTGTCGCCCTGAATCGAGCGGTCAAACGTCCGTCGAACCGTGGCGTATTCCTTCAACCAAAACGTGTCGTGAACTGCCGACCATGACTTGACGAACTTGATCCTTTCGCCCTGCCACGCGGTGTCCGCCAAAAGGGCTTCGATCATGTCACCCTTCGCAATCACCGTGCCGTTGACCACAATGGCCAACTGCCTGCTGTGGCCGGCCGTGTGAATCAGGTTCTTCTTGAGAATCTTGAGATTCTTCTGCACCTGGTCGGGGCTGACCGCCGACTCGTCGTCCTGGGGATCATCGACAAGAATCAAGTCGGGGCGAGCGTTCACGCCGTCGGGCCGCTTGAACTTCACACCACGGGCCTTGGCGTAGGGCTTGGCAATGATGATATTGCCCGACGCCGGAGAACCAGGGACGGTTGGCAACACCAACACGTCGGCCCGCCACGTCATAAACGTGTGCTCGCCACAACACGTCTGACTTGCACAGCGTTGCGGCTTACCGTCCAGAGCGTGGATCGGAAAGCAGACTTCGGGAAAATCCTCCAGCAAATCGTCCCGCTCTGCAAGTTCTGACTTGATGCTTTCAATGTTCGCAGAAGACGCAGCTAGGTTGACGCCAGTAACCAGACCAAATTGCCGATGTCCGTAGATGATGGCCCAGATCATCGCGTTCTCGACAATGGTGCTCTTCGCAAACTCCCGGTAGACGGCGTTCACCAGTCGGCCGCCGTTTATGATCGCATCTTGGATCAATGCGATGACGCGATGATGGTCTGGGGAGAACGGTCGCAGCCCGGTAGAGTGCGGGAAGTAGGTGGTGAGAAACGCGAAGAGATCGAGCCGGCAGCGTTCCTTCCGCTCGGGATTGATGACGGCCGGGATCGGGCCAATCTCCGACGCCGCCGCGTGTTGCTCGCGCGACTTGCGAGCCATCAGATCGGAGTGGGCCTTGGCAGCGGCAGAAGGCTTTCCAGCTTGGGCTTTTTTCGGCTTCGGATGTTTCGACGCAAACAGGGTCATTTTTTACCGAACTCCGCAAGCTGTTTTATCGCTCGCAATGCGCCAGCGAAGTCGCCAATCTCCACCATTCGACGGTACATATCACGGGTCGCCTCAAAGCACCAACCGCTTACGGCATCAGGGTCAATCGAGCCGCTCGAGCGGATTTTTCCGATAGCGGCCACTATCAACGGTTGCATCTCGGCCTCCGGCCACTGAGCGCGGATCGCTTCTTCAATATCATGTTCCGAGTGTCCGGCAAGTACCCACTTGAAAATCTGGTCAATGCGGATGGCTGTCTCGGGGTCACATTTTGTCGTTAAAGAACTTGACAATGTCGTAAGGCTTTCCGGCTGCTAGTTCCTTGGCTTGAATAGCCCATATCTGATCGAGGATGCCGTTGAGAAACGCCGCCAATTCAGGATCGTGGGCAATCTGAAAATCCTCAAAACGCGGATTCATATTGAGATTCATCGAAGAGCGTAGCACCACCCGCCATTCGGGATTTTGAAAGATACACCACTTGGCATGGTTTTGGGCCACGCGGATGTGGTCTGCCCCAAACGATTCCCGTAGTTGGGCCGTAATCGCCGGTTCCCGCCGGGCCATGCTAAAGTCAATCAGCCATCGCGTACCGAGAATGTCGCCCCGCTGGTGCATGGCCAAAAGCGATTGAATCTCAAACGTGGCCGCCGTCCATGTAGAAATGGACAAATGGGCCGGCCCTATCACTTCTAGCACGGCGCCAATTAGGTCCAAGAGGGAAAACTGCCCCTTGGTGAATCCGAAGATCTCAACCTCATGGTCTAGGCCCCGGATCGCTTCGCGGGCCGGCTGTTTGTTTCGGAGGTCGCGCAATTCACGTTTGGACGTATTGAGTTTACGAGAATGGACCATCCGGGCTGTAATAGATTCTGGTCGGACGATGCCGGAGGTTTGGACGAAAAGAGGATTGGCCGATGGCTTGAGCATAAAAAACGGCATTCGAGATGTCAAGGTTGGCAAGATGGGAAGTAAAGTAAGTTACTCCTCCTTGC